TTGGCACTATCGTACATTACGATTCAGCATTACAGGCTATATACGATGGATACCTCGAAGCTAAAGATAAAAAACAAGAATACACTTGGGATGTTATATTTCATAGAGTATTAGAAGATGGTAATCCTCTTTGGAACTCTTATTTTAATAAAAAGAAAATAAACCAAATACGAAGAGATTATGAAAATGTAGGTCAGCTGCATAAGTTTGCTCAAGAGTATATGAACGATGCTAGGGATTTAGCCACTGCTAAGTTTAAAATAGATAAAATACAGCGTCATGATTATGAATTAGTTAGCAATTCAAATCAATGTTATTTAAGAGGTAACGATACAGTAATACCTGTTAATGTTTATATGGGTGTAGACTTAGCTTACGAGTCCAATGCTCATAACGATTATCAGGTAATTATGGTGACTGCAGTTGATAGCGATAAAAACTTTTATGTGATTGATTACTATCATGAACACTTGCCGCTTTATGAGATGCCACAAAAGATTTTTGAACTAGCTAAGCTTTACTCTCCTATAAGGAGAGTAAACGTAGAACACGTTGGAGCACAAGGAATTATTAAGGATTCTGTTAATCAAATTAGTGGTTATGATAGAAAAATGGCTCCTGGAATAGCTAGGGGTGTTAGACCACCACAGGGAATAAAAAAAGAAGATAGAATAGAATCATCATTATGCCCTATTGTAAACCGTGGAAAACTTTATATAAAAAAGAACCATCAAGAACTTATAGATGAAATGTTTCACTTTCCAAAAGGAAAGCATGACGACCTGTTAGATGGTCTTTGGTATTCAATAACAAATGCTAGAGCACCGCTTAGTAAAAGCTTTGATGCTGCTAATTTTGACTTAGAAGATAGTGAAAATAAAAAAGATAAAAAGAAGTCTGCAATTAGAAGTTGGATTACAGGACAAAGAATTTAAAAAAATACTTGACTTTTTAGGTATTTTTCATTATATTATATAGTATATATATATTAAAGGAGTTCGACTATTAACTACGTAGAAACTTTTGCAGAGAACGACGAAGCTCAAAAGAATAGAGATTTATGGAGAAGGTGGAGAGACGCTAGGTCTGATTGGGAAGTAGAAGCACGAGATGCTATTGACTTCTCTTTAGGCAATCATTATTCTTCAGAAGAGTCAGATATGCTTCAATCAGTGGGGCAAGGTGATTTTATTATTGACAGGGTTTATGCTGCTGTTGATAAACTAAAATCTTTACTTACATCTCGCAATCCAAAATTCTCAGCAGTAGCTAGAGAAGATTCTGATTACAAACTTGCTAATGTTTGGAGAACAATATTAGAATATGTTTGGGATGTATCAGATTGTAATACCCATTTTAAACAAGTAGTTCATGATTACTCTGTAGCTGGTTTAGGATATTTTTACGTATACCTTGACCCAGAAGCTGATTATGGTAGAGGCGATGTTAAGATTACTCATATAAATCCTTTTAGGGTATATGTAGACCCAGCTGCAAGAGATAGGTATTACGCAGATTCATCTGCTATGATTTTATCTACAATCCTTACAAGAGACCAACTTCTTGGTCTTTATCCACAACTTTCTGAAATGATTGATAGTATAGATTCATCTAGCGATGAAGAAGATTACCCATCTTCAAAACGTAAAAATTCATCAGCATCATTTACACCTGACGTTACAAAAGATTATGATAGAGGTGGATATGAAAAGTATAGAATATTAGAAAGATTTGAAAAAATTAAAGTTCCTTTTTACAGGATATTTAATAGAGAAACACAAGAAGAAAAAATAGTTGACCTAGATACATTCCAAAGCATAGCTGAGGAAAATGGTCATCTTTTAGAATCGGGACTGGTGGAAGCTGTCGAAGTTCTGCAGACACGTATTCGTCAAGTAGCTACAGTCGGTCAAGTTCTCCTTTATGAACAAGTTCTAAACACCGACGTATATCCTATCGTGCCAGTCCCAAATATTTGGACTAATACTCCATATCCAAAGTCTGACGTTACAAAAGTAAAAGACTCACAAAGATTAATTAATAAATTATTCTCACTAACATTGAGTCATGCTCAGGCTTCTGCTGGATTAAAATTATTAGTACCTGAAGGAAGTGTAGATGATATAGGTCAACTTGAAAGAGACTGGGCTAATCCAAATGCTGTTATAGAATACAATCCAGAGTTTGGAGAGCCTCATTACCCAGCACCACAACCACTAGCTTCTGAGTTTTACAATTTAATTTCAAGAGTAGAGTTTTATATAGATTTAAATTTTGGTATCTCAGAACTTATGCAGGGATTTAAGTCTGGTGCTCCAGACACAGTTAGAGGTACTTATTTATTACAAGAAATGGGAGAAAGTAGAGGTCGCTCAAAATTGAGGGACATTGAGGGAAGCTTGGATATACTTGGTAAAGTTGTTTACAATTTTTCTAAAGGACATTACAAGTTTAAAAAGACTTTTAGAATTGTGCAACCTAATAATGATATTACAGAGTTTACAATAAACAATAGAATGTATGACGACAAGACGAACGAACTAACGACTATTGAAAACGATATCACATTAGGACAGCACGATATTCGGATAGTATCAGGCTCAACGCTACCATCAAATAGGATGGCTGAGTACAATATGTATTTAGATGCGTATAAGTTGGGCTTGGTAGATGATGTCGAGGTTTTAAAGAAAACAGAAATCTACGACAAAGAAGGAGTATTGCAACGTAAAGGTGCTATGCAACAAATGCAAGGCTACATTAAACAATTAGAATCTGAGGTTAAAAAACTAAGTGGTGATTTACAAACTTCTGAGCGTGAAATGATTAACGCTAGGAAGCAAACCATCACTCAGAAATTCAAGACTAATCTTGATACAGCCCTTAATCAAATTAAGGACAAAGAAAGAAAGAATCTCAATAAGATGGAAAATGTAATTGATAAAGCAGATTTACAATCCAGGTACGGAAGCAATGCCAATGAAGGCACGGATACAGAAGAAGGCGTTGAAGGTTAACATTAATTAGAGTCAAGTCTTGTATGGGAATATCGAAAGGTAAAGTCCAAATAAAAACAAGAAGATTCAGAAAGGAAACATGGAAAGCCAAACAACAAAAGAGCAAATAGGTAAAACTTACGAGGATAAACTAGCTGATAACCGAAAAGGTCTGGACATAACAATGCCAGATGTAGAGGTAGTTAGTAAGGAGATTCCAGTTGATGAAAACATGGAAGCTCAAGGCGAAGGAACTACTAGAGTTCCTAGCGAAATTACAGCAGAAGGCAATGAAGAGCAGATTGATTATGCTACTGATTGGGAAAGTGAAACTAGAAAATTCCAATCTATGTATGATAGACAAAAATCTGATTATGATTCATTGCAAAAGCAAGTTAGTTCCTTGGAACCGTTACAAAAGTTACAATCTGTTTTAGAATCAAGACCTGACGTAGTTCAGGCGATTCAAGAGAAATTGGAAGGTAAGCCTGCTCAACAAAACAATGAGAGTTCATTAGCACCAGAAGGTATTGATGAAGCCTCTTTTGACCCTTGGGAAGCCTATTACAAACCTGAATCAGCATCGTATAAGTTACGAGTTGGTCAGGAAAAAGCTTTGGTTCAGGAAGCTGTTTCAGAACAGATGTCTGGAATCCAAAGTCAGGTTGCTATGCAAAATCTGAAAAATGAATTAAGACAAAATTATGGTATTACAGATGATAGAGAAATGGAAGACTTTATTCAGTTTGCTACAAATCCAAGAGAACAACTACCTGTTGACTTTTTGATTAATGTATATAGACAGTATAAAAATAAAGATAACCCACAACCTATAGATTCTGAAAATTTAGAAGCTGTAAAAAATGTCCAATCAATGCCCAAGTCTGCTGGAGTTCTCCAAGGAGGAGACCCACAGAAGAAAAGTGAACTAGATGTTTCTTGGGATAGGATTTTACAAGCAGGCAACGCTGGAAGATTACTCTAAAATAAAATAACGGAGAAATAAAATGTCTGTTACACAAGGAATAAAACTATCTAGCAATATTA